TGCCCACGCCTTCCACATAGTATTCGAGATCCTGGAACTGCGGTGGATCGGCGAGGCCTCGGAACTGCACTTTCAGTCCGTTGGTAAAGGTCACGCCATTGGGGCTGGTATAATCGCGTGCTCCTATGATGTCATCTATGTTGATGGGATTGTTTTCACTCTGATCCACCAGTTGGATACGACCAAATATGGCCGGATCGGTACCATCCTGATAATACAGTGTGTCCAGCACTGCGGTCAGCAGGGGGATCTGCTCAAAGTATCCAGAAGCATTCTTGAACCAATTGGTGCTGGCATATTGTGTGCCAAATCGTATGCGGAACTTGGTGAGCTGAGCTACGCTGCGGATGCTGGCCAGCTGGATGTATAAATTGCCATCGTTGTCGGGGATGTAATTGATCTGCCATACAGAATACCTCTGAGCCTGCGTGGCGATGTCCGTGGTCTGATCAAACAAGGTGGTGTCATAGCTGCCGATCAAGCCATTGGTGATGATCGCAGGTGGCTGTTCTCTTTCCAAAGGATCAAACTGTGAAGTGATCTGCCAGCCACCATCCTGGGCATTGACGATCTGGTTCGTGAAGATCACGGTGCGACCATTGAGATTAGTGATGCCATCTATCCCATTGGGATTGGCTGCCAAGAACTGATCAACATAGATGTTGTTGATCTGGTTGAATTTGAGCGTGGTAACCAGATCTACCGGCGCTAGTTCTGTCAATCCAAAATAAAAATCCTGTGCGCTTTTCAAAGGCACATTGAAGGTTACTACACCAAGATCTTCACCGTTGTTGATCACGCCCAGCACATCACGGCTGGAGATATTGGGTGTGGCAGGGATACGCCCATCTACGCCCGGCACAGTCTGTATGAAAAAACCATGACCGATCTGGTTGACCTGGAAGGTGTAGTTGCCACCGCGTACCAGGGTGATCACTGGATTGTTGCCGGCCTCGTCACTGAACTGATAGGCTCCTCTGCTGCGCGTGATCTCCCAAGCGTCGGTGGTAGGATAGTCAGTGCTGCCAACATCTACCGAATCGGGTCCTTGTGGCAGCCAGAAATATTGGCTGTAGTTGTTGAACTTGTCCAAATCACAGAAAGGATCCCAGCTGTAAAATTCGCTCTGCCACAACCGGTCCTGGCGCTGGGTGTCTGCACCCAGGAGGTCCAGGGCATCGATCATGCCTTGATAGGTTATGGCATCCTGTGCCCGGTTGGTATCCGGACGGAAAAACACCACTCCGGGTTCAAGCTGATAGTCTGCGCGCTGTGGCGTGACTTCTGTGACATAACGGTCGGCGGGATTGACGCCGGCTCCTACCCGGCGGCCTATGAAACCCTGTGTTCGCTTGAGGTTGGGTTCTTGGGTGAGCTGGTCCAGTGTAGCGCCAAGAAACTGGCGGTTAGTGGGTGTGCGGAATATCTCCGGCAGGAGATCTACCGTGCGACGGCGCGTCATCAGTAACCTCCACCGCCAGATCCACTACCAGATCCACTACTGTAGGGTCCAGGACTTGGTGTGGGTGAACTACCACCGCCGGCGCTCGTGGCAGCAGAAGCGCGACCTGTGGTGAATCCTCGACCAGCAGATCCTTGAGAAATGGCGCCAGGATAGAGACCACTCACGGCGGTTTCTGTGCGCAGGTTGCTCTGTGTGAGCGCATCTATCACTTCCACATCTGTGACGGTGGCTGCGTTAACGAATATTTCGTTGGGCGCAGATCTTATCTCATAGAGATCACCAAAAGTCTTGAGCGGATTCAAGGGCACCAACACCACAGATGCTATGATCGATCCCAGCTGTTCATGGAGATATGCTGCCAGTTCGGAGAAGAAAAAGTTGGCGCCAAAATCCCATTTATCTATGGTAAAGTACTCGTTCACGGCCGTGATCATGGCGCTCTTGATCTCGCTCACTGATGCTGTGGTCTTAGGATCTCTCACCACCTTGATCACGGCACGCAGTTCTGGAGCGGCCTTGGCTCCAAAGAGAGGTTTGAATACCACTGAGTTCAAGACCACGTTGTCCGAGATCATCTTGTAGTCGTTGAGGCCGCTGTAGGCGGTGTTCAGTTGATCTATGGTAGGCAAGGGAGGTTCTGGCACAGTGTCTGTGGTGTCTCGGATATAGTTCTGATATTGGGTGTAGTATTCTTGCGTGACCACATATAGATCGATGATATTTGTGGCACCCGGGTCTATCACGTTGGTAAGGGCGCTGTTGTGACGATACTGGAAGTACAGGCTCTGCCGGCCAGTTTCTGCCCGGAAATCCGTTCGTGGTATGATGGTCCGGGTGATCACACCGTTGACCAAGGTGACCGCCAGGCTGTAGAACAGCTGGCTGGTGGTGGCATAGAACACCTGGCCGTTTACATATTCGCTTTTGTCTAGTTCTATGGCGTCAAGCGTGGGATACAGGCTGTTGACCACACCGGGCTCCAGAGGCAGATAACGCTCAAGATCATCGAAATCTATGGTCTGCTGGAAGAACACCAGCTTGGAGGTAGGCGACACCGAGGGCGCAACCAGGGTGTCAAAGAAATCAGGATCGTCCGCCACTCCGTCACCATCGCTGTCAGCATAGCTCACAACCACCTGGTAATCGTTCACATAACCGTCACTCTGCACAGGTTGTGCTATGATGTCCATGGTGATGTCCGACGGCAAAGGTTCGTTGCTGTCTGGCCGGCTGTTGCTCTTGAGCACCTTGACAAAATCATTGATCACTAGGCCAGTGCGGCTGTCATATATCTCTTCTGATCCGTCAAAAGTAAAACGGGTCTGTATCACTGACGCGAACACATATTCCAAGGCCCGCGATGTAACGGTGTAGCTCACACCGTCGGTTACGAACTGTATCAACCAAGACGCATCTAGATTGGTACCTGCTGTGCTCTGTGCATTAGCCAGGCTGAACGCAGCATCTGCTGCGAGATTGGTGGAGGTGATGATGTACCACGAACTGGTGAGATTGTTGTAACCCAGGCCAAAATCTCGGAACAGTTCGATCTGCTGGATCATGCTGTTGACCAAGCTGGAAGGAAAATCTGTGACCAGTTTAGGAATGACTTGCGTGGCCAAGGCACCCGTAGGCACGAAATTGTTGAGGGCCACTGGCCCTGCGCCATCTGGCAGATTTCCAAGGCCACTGTTGGTTCCATCCAAGACCACTGCTGTGACCGTGGCCCAGATCGTCAATCGTTCATCTGCTCGCACAGGCACCCCGGCTACCAGGCGATTGTTGGCATCAAAGAAAAAGCCAGGTGGAGGTTCAAATTTCACGAGGCTGCCTTGCGTGATGTAACGAGTGTTGTTGCTGCTGTAGCTGCCGATGGGTTGTGGTGCTGCAGCGGTACCCACATAGAAGAACCCCGTGGTCTCGTTCACCAGGCGCGTGCTCTGCTGCCAGGCCAGGTTAAGCACAGCGAGATTGGGTCTAAGGAAGTTTTGATAGTAAAATTGTATGAAACCGCGCGAAGGCAATAGAGGTTCGACGGAATTGTTGATCACGTCCACTATGTCATTGCGGTTGATCCAGTCAAAATCAAAGGTTGGCAGCTGATTTGAGCGATATATCACACCGTCGCTGCCAAAGATATTGGTGCTGGAATACTTGCCTGTGATGTCAGTGAGATCTATGTAACGGCTGGTACCGATAGAACTGCGTGCCACTGCCTTAGATTTGATGATGGAGTTGTACTGAGTGAATGGAAAATTATTGTAGTCTTCACCATTGACCATGCGGTTCTGCGTGTAGTATCTGGCAGGAGCTCTCTGTTTGATCTCCTGTATGGTCTCTCGAGGCTGGGCGTTGCTCACCGGCTGTGTGATGCCGCAGGTAAAAGTTGCTGTTTCTATCCTACCAAACCGTGACACATAGGAGATAGGCAAAGTCACGCTTTGCATCTCTTCGGGATTTATGATGTAACGCAACCCATTGGATGCTCGCACATAGGTCCGGAACAGACCTACCGGCACTTCGGCAAACACTCCATCACCAAAGGTCAGAGTGATCTGATCATTGGCCCTGCTGGTGATGGAATAAAATTGCCGTTGATCTGGCGCCAGTTGCTCCACTGCTCCGGCGTAGATGTTTTCAACGAAAGTCCACTCGGCAGCTATGCTACCAAGGTCATCAAGTTTGTAGAGCCAGTGGTCTTGGTCATTGCAGCCTTCGATGTTGATGTTAACAGTGCGGTTGGGGATGGCTTCAGCTAGATTGAAGTCTTGGTTTTGCAGCACCCCTTGTTTGAACAGGAAGAAGTAACCGGTATCGTCTGATCCAAACCCTAGCTGGTCGTTGCGATATAGTATGTTGAACCTACCAGATGGTCTGGGTGCGGGTTCATACACATAATCTTCACCTTCAGATGTGCCGCTCACGGCTTCAAATGGCATGCTCACACCATCCACGGTAGAGGTGTACGGAATCACCGGCAGAAAACCAGGCACGAGATTGATAGCATATTCCGAAGTGCGCACCCCCAGTATGTTCTGTTCGTTGCCGGGACGACCAAATTTCTGGCTGTCTACCAGGGCAGCATTTATGATCTGTGTAAACTGTTCCAACCAATCAGGATTGGTTGGATCATTCCAATCCACAGTGACATTTGATAGATTTACGCCATTGTAGTCTACGAGATTTTCCGTGGTGCTCACGGACAATACCTTGATAAAACCTTGCGCGGCGTTGTTTCGTTTAGGAGTGTATGAAACCAGATTGGCCAGGCGAACCACAGAATCTCTGCGTTCTGCTGTGTCCAGGAAGTTTTCGCGCGCGTTGAGGTCGTTGCGGAAGGCCAGGGCCTGTCCCATGAACGCCATCACATCCAAAAGAGCGATAAACTCTGATGATTCTATGTAGTCATTGAAGGTTTCAGGATAATACAGCCGGAGATAATCCACGAAACTCTTGCGCAGGGTCTCGAAGTCATAGCTTTGGAAGTCGGCTTCGCGATAGGTCTGGTACAGCCTTTTCCAGTCTTCTACCCCGAATATTGCAGTCTGTCTAGCGGTCTTGGCCATGTGATCTCACAGTGTTCTGATATTTATCGCACAGAAAAACTGCGCAGTTTTAGACGAAACTGGCCCGGCGGGTTTCTTGATCAAAGAATATGGCCAGCCGCTCGGCTGTTTCGCTGGCCACCACCTGCACCTGGACCTCGATCAGAATGCCATTGTCCTGGGGGTACACAGTGGCATCTGAAATGTAAATCCTGGGATCGCCGCCGGCCACTCGCTGTATCTCTTGCAGTATGGCCTGCTCAGTTTCAGGCGTCTGACTCTCAAACACCAGGCCCCACAGCGTGGTGCCATATCCGGGTCTACCAGGTAATTCGCCTTGTTGTATGTTGAAAGCATTGGCCAGATCTCTCTTGATCAGTTCAAAATCGATCAAGGTGAACTTCTTGAATTGATCTATGGTGTTAAATCCGATGAATGTGGGCATGTTGTATTTACTATGTGCTCAAACCACCGCCTGCAGTCAATGGCGGCAGACCTCTGCGACGGCGCTCTTGATTGATGCGTTCCAGCACGAGTGGATCATCACCTGCGTAAGTGAGTTCACCGCTGGGCGTGTTGCTGTAAAGTCCTTGTCCAAAGTTGGGAGTGGGCACCTTGGCATTACCTATGATCGCAGACACGGCCTGATCCACCTGGCCTCGTTCTACCGTGCCAGTAAATCCTCCTAATCTTATGCCACCGGCGACCAATTCCGGAGCCCGGGTATCAACAAAGTTCACCGCGTACTGCGCTGATTTGGCAGTGCTGTTGATCTGGTTGGTGATATCCGGCGGGGAAGATCCTTGGATCCAATCCACCGTGGTGACAACTCCAAACTTGGCGGCTGTCTGCACAAAACTGGCCAGTTCTCTAGGGGCCTCGTTGCCGGTGACCACGCCGGCCGACTTCAAACCATCCAAGGCAGTGACCATGACCTCGTTCTGCGTGAGACTCTGCAGCTTGGGATCGGCCAGGAGGCTGCCCAGCCCACCCACACCACTCTTGCCGGTCCATACCGTGGGTGAATTAAGCACAGTCTCTAGCTGCGCGGGGTCCTGCAGGAAGGTCTGCACCGTACCTGGCTTGAGGAATCCGGCACCTTCCAGCTGAGATGCTGTCAATCCATACTCACCGATACCCTTGTCCGGACTTATGGTGTCAAAGCGCTGGCCCACGTCCAGACGGGTCTGTGCCAACAAGCCCGTGACCTGCGTGGGGTCTAGGCTACCTACTGACAGCTCCGCAGGTGCTTGCTCTAAGAACGCGGCTGAATCGATGGGTGCTGTCACAGGCACTGTGTCTAGCCTTGCCAGGGTGGTGGCTGTGGCCTGGGTGAGATCGGTGGGCGGAGTGTCGCTCAGATTGGTCACAGCGCTCACGCCTTGGTTGTGATAGGGATAGGGCTCGTGCGTGGGCGCGCGGGTGACTATGGTCTTGAGCTTGCCAAATTCTACCTGCCAACCCTGTCCGTCTACGAATTTTGTGTCGGCTAGGCTGAGATCTCGGAGATTTGTTGGTGTGTTTACCGGAGCACCGCCGCCTGAGTTCAGACCGATACAGCCGGCCTTGAGATTCAACGATGATCCCGCATCCCAGGATCCCGCAGAAGTGTTCTTGAGGTTAAGGCTGCCATCGCTCTTGATGCCTATAAGGTTCTTGCTATAGAGAGTCATGGAACCGGTTCCGATGAGATCTAACGTGGCATCGGCCTGCAGTTTGAGGGTGGTAGATTTCATGTTGATAGCGCCGCCCGCGAACATGTTGATGTCGCGATCGGCATGCAGATTGATGGTACCCTGGGTGCGCACGTTCACTGAGTTGGTGGAGAACACATCTACCGTGCCTTGCTTGCCAAATTCCAACCAGGTCTGGCCATTGGCGTGTATGATATAGAAACAGTCGCCATCGTCCGACATGGTGATCTGATGGCCTTTGGCTGTGCGGATGCGAACCAAATTGTCACGGCCTTCGAGATTGCCATCGTCCATCACGATGCTGTGACCGCCTTGGCGCGAGATCACGAAAATATCTTCAGGTTTGAGCTCTCCCCGTTCCAGGCGGTTCTTGATCTCCAGATCTGAAATACCGCTTTGATATACTGGCTTGCCCGGAGTGCTCATTCCATAACAGGTCGAGGGTGATTCTCTCTGGCTATTAGAAGTGATAGGACCGCGCACAGTATCGCGTATGAGACCTTGCTGCATCATGATGCCTGCTACCACTGAATGTACCGGCTTGGGTTGATCAAAGAATCTGGGATTTTCTGCGATGGCGATGTTTTCTGTGTTGATCTCTGTGACAGGCAGCTGGCTAACTCCAGCAAAATAGCTGTCTTGAGGTCCGTTTGCTAGTTCAAATCTGCGGCTGGCACCTATGGCCGGAATCATATGGTTTACGCTGGTGTTGGGCACACAACCGATGTAGTAACCTTGGTTTGGGTCGCCTTCGATGAAGAAGCAGATCACTTCTGTGCCCAGGTCTGGTGGTGTGAACCACATGCCATAGCTCTGTTGGTTACCTGTGAAGGTGCCCACACCGGTGCTGGTCCCGGTATGTGGCGTAGACCCATAGAATGGCGGGATATAGCTCACGGTGCGCCAGGTACTTTGCTGTGTGAGATCTGGCGAACCATCGGCGTTGGTAGCTCCAAATTGGCTGATCCAGACCTGCAGGCGGCCGGCTCGAGTAGGATCTATGTTGTTGGTAACGATGCCTATGAACGGGCCCATCTCGGTGGGCATACCGCCGCGATCAAATCTATATTGTTGGCTTCGACCTTTGGTACGGATGATGTTATCTGGCATCTAAAACTCTCTAGCTTGATCCTGTGGACTGACCGATGTTACAGGTGAGTTAGCAGCAGTGGTGGCCAGATTCAATTGGAATTCTGCCTGGCGCTGGGCCTGTGCCGTGATACGACCTTGGTTGAAAAGATCGCGTACCTGTTGCAGATTGGTCACCCTGACAGTAGAGCCAGTGGTGGTGAACACCTGCACAGAGACCGGCTGACCTAGGCCTGTACCCGATGCACCTCCTTGCTGGGCTACAGCAGCACTGCCGGTGGCCGCCACGCCTACAGGTTGTCCGCTGCTGGTAGGCGCTAAAGGAGCAGGCGCTGGCAGGATGGTTGGGTCAGGACCTCCAAATCCTTCCAGTTCAAATTGGCTGGCCACGGGAGAAAAGGACGCCGGAGGAGGTGGTGGAACACCGGCCTGTGCTGCCCTGGCAGCTGATGCCTGCAGACGGCGTGTTTCTGCCTGGCTCTGGTTTGGCAGTGCGCTGACATCT